CCTATCCCCTGTGTGCCTTGGCAGTCTCAGCCTCTCTATGGGCAGTCGGTGATCAGGATTGAAGGAAGGCGAAGGAGCGCATTACTGAAAGCCCGGCCGCTGCGCCGGGCTTTTTGGAACGCCTGCCTGGCATCGACTTGATCAAGTCGCAGACCCAAAAATATTGGAATTGTCAAAAAAGGAAAAATGCATGAATCGATACGTTTTTATCGCGCTGTTCAACCTGAAGGTTTATCAAATTCTGGATACCGATGACGCGATGCCGGTGAATCCTCCAGAAGGTGTGTGGGGGGAGTGGGCGAATGCAACGGGTAACACGACAGTCCAGGTCGGCTGGAGTGCCCGCAGGGTCGGTGATCATTGGGAATTTTCCGCGCCTACCTTTGACCAGCTAGTGAACGAGGCCAAGATTTTCGCGAATATTCTGCTGGCAGATACGCAAAAATGGCTGCTGCTCAATCCAATTGATTACAAGGTGGATCTGGGCGTCGCAACGCCAGCCGAAGAAGCCGCATTGCTGGCCTTCAAGCAATACGTCGTCGCCGTGAGTGAATACAAAAATCAACCCGATTTTCCTTACACCATCACTTGGCCAACGATCCCGTTCCCTTTCGTTTGATTCAGCTGTGCGGTTTTTTGGGCCGCATTACTGAAAAGCCCGGCTCTCGTGCCGGGCTTTTTGGAATGCCTACCTCAAGAGAAACCGATTGAACCCAACACACACTACTTATCCATCACACCAAGGAGGCGTGACATGACAACCGAGCAACAAGCGTTGGCGGACATGCCGATCTGGCTGGTCATCCTGCTCGCCGTGGCGGGCGGCGTGTCCGGCGAAATGTGGCGTGCCGACAAGGACGGCGCCCGCGGCTGGCCCCTGTTGCGGCGTCTGGCCCTGCGCTCCGGTGCCTGCATGATCTGCGGTGTCTCGGCGATCATGCTGCTGTACGCCGCCGGCATGTCGATCTGGGCCGCCGGCGCGTTTGGCTGCCTGACGGCAATGGCTGGCGCCGACGTGGCCATTGGTCTGTACGAACGCTGGGCTGCCAAGCGCATCGGCGTCTGCGAAGTTCCCCCGCGCGACCCGCAATAACCCTTTCACTTTTCAGTCTCGCTGAACGCTGTGCGGCGGGACTGCGCGTGGACATTCGAAAAGGAGGTCATGCATGCCCGCACTGATCCGCCAGCCGTCGCAACTGTTCACGGCGATGGCGACAGCCTTGCGCAACGACTCCGACTTGAACGTGCAGGTCGGCAATCACGATGATTTCTCGGCACCCGGCGACAAAGCCTGGGTGTTGATCGACATCGAACGTAACGCACCGGGAGAGCGCGCGGCCAATGGGCGAATTGCCCATGTGCTGACGTTGTCCCTGCAAGTCGTCCCGGCGATTTCCGCCAGCGCGTTCGCCGCCTGCGACCTGATCGCTGCGCTGAAAAACCTGATCACCGATAACCGCTGGGGGTTGCCCGGCGATCAGTGCGATCTGCCAATGAACATCGATGGCTTGCCGTCGCTGGCGATTCGCGCCGATCAGCCCAACAAGGCGTGGACCCTGACGTTCAACCAAACCCTCTACCTCGGTCCGACCTTGCTCGACGATCCGCTCGGCACACCGAAATTCGCCCGCACCTGGGAAGTCAGCGACATCGACGACCCCGACCAATACACCTCGCTGGAGGCCTGAGCGATGTTCGACGCATTACTGCGTATGCAACTGGGTCCGATCATTGAGCGTCTTGCCGAGATGGAAGCGGAGATCGAAGACCTGCACCGGCGTGCCGAGAGTTTTTGCCGCATCGGTGTCTGTCTGGAGGTCGACGCTGCGAGCAACACCTGCAAGGTCAGCCACGGTGGACTGGTTACCCCGGCCATCAGGTTCTTCAACCCGAGCGCCGGCGCCCAGAGTGAGTCGCGAATACCGAGCGTGGGCGAACAGTGTCTGCTGCTCAATTACGGCAGCGGCGAAAGCGGGGCGCAAAGTGTGGCGTTGTTCGGCTTGAACAGTGATCGCTTTCCACCCGTTGCCACTGTACCCACGCTGACGCGACGGGTGCATGTCGACGGCTGCGAGAGCGGCTACGACGACGCCACGCACACCCTGCACTGGCAAAACGGTCCGGCGCAGTTTGGCGGTTCTCGCGAGTCCCTTGAACTGAGCATCGGCCCGGCGCGGCTGGTGATGACGCCGCAAGCGATCAACCTGCAACTGGACGCCACCGGCCTGACGATCGATGCCGCAGGCGTGCACTTCAGCGGCCCTCTGGTCGATCACCAGGGCCGCGTCATCAGCCCCTGAATCAAGAGCCTCCCATGATCGGAATCGATAGAGACACCGGGGCCACGGTCGACGACTGGCTGCAATTCGTGCAGCGCGCGACACGAGCCCTGACCACGCCGCTGGGCACCCGGCAAAAAAGGCCCCTTTATGGTTCGCTGATCCCCACGCTGCTGGGGCAAAACCTCGGCGATGACGTCCTGCTTCTGGCCCAGAGCCATGCCGCACAGGCGTTCTACAACGCGCAGAACGGCATCGGCGACTTCCAGCCCGCCGTCATCGTCGCCTCCCGCCAGGGCGCCGGTCTGCTGCTGCGCTTCGCCGGCACCTGGAAAAACCGCCAACAGACTTTCGAGGTCGTGACATGAGCATGTTGATTCCTGGCCAGAACCAATTGGCCGAACCGTCGCTGATAACCGTCGAGGCCTTCGAGGATCTGCTCGCCGAGTTCAAGACGTTCGTTGTCGAGTATGTCGGTGCACGCTCGCCGCAAAGCGCGGCGAAGCTCAAGACCAGTCTGGAAAACGAGAGCGAACTGCTGACGATGGCGCTCGAAGCGTTTTGCGTTCGCCTGCAGACCCACGAGCGCAAATACAACGCCCGGATCAAGCAGATGCTGGCGTGGTGGGCCACCGGTAGCAACCTCGATGCACGGCTGGCGGACATGGGCCTGGAGCGGCAGTTGCTCGATCCCGGTGATCCCGCAGCGTTCCCGCCGGTGCCTGCAATCTACGAAAGCGACGACGACGCCCGGTTGCGCTATTACCTGGCGCCCCATGCCCCGGCAGCGGGTTCGCGGATGCAGTATCGCCGTGAGGTGTTCACCCTCGGCGAGCGGCCGCTGGTGAAGGTCGAGTCCACGGATGCCGGTGTGGTGAACGTCACTTACACCTTCAACCCGGATGGCCTCGCGGCGCAGGTCAAGGATGGCAATGGGCGTCGCACCGCCCCTGGTGAGGTGCAGGTGACTGTGCTCTCCCGCGAGGCCGACGGCACACCTTCCACAGCGCTGCTCGACGGCGTGCGCCAACACTTTTCCCGGCCCGATGTCTGCCCGGAGACCGACAAGGTCACGGTCAGGGGCGCCGACATTCAGCGCTACAGGATCCGCGTGGTGGCGAAGATCAATTCCGGCCCGGATTCGGGCCTGACCAAAGTCGCCGCCGAGCAACATCTGCAAGCCTACGCCAACAGTTGTCATCGTCTGGAAGGCCGGGTCGACCCGAGCTGGATCGACTACACGCTGCACAGCGCCGGTGCCGTGCAGTTGCAGATTCTTGAACCGCTGACACCCATCGTGTGCACCGCGTTTCAAGCGCCTTACTGCACGGCGGTCGAGGTCGAGGTGCAGACGCTATGACGGACCAGACACCGCGTCCGACCCTGCTGCCGGCCAACAGCTCGGCACTGGAACGGGCGCTCGATATCGGCTTCGGCACCTTGCTCGATCGTATCGTGCCGCCGTTTCCCGAACTGATGAACCCGAGCGCAACACCGGTCGCGTTTCTGCCGTATCTGGCGGCGGATCGTGGCGTGGCCGAATGGAGCACCGACGCACCAGAAGCGGAAAAGCGCCTGACCGTCGAACTGGCCTGGCCCACTGCGCGCCAGGCCGGCACCCGTAAAGCACTGGAAAATGCGGCCAAGGGGCTGCAACTCAGACCCGAAATCCGCGCCTGGTACGAACAGACTCCACCGGGCGCGCCTTACAGCTTTTCCGTGCGGGCCTTCACCGAACAACCCTACAGCGAAACCATCGATGCCCGTCTCGACCGACGCCTGGCCGATGCCAAGAGCGAACGGGACGTGCTGTCGGTGTCGGTCGGTCTCAGCGCGTTCGGCAGTCACGTCATCGGCGCCGCGACCTTCTGCGGCGAACTGACCACGGTCTATCCGGTGTTCCTCGAAGGCCTCGAAACCTCCGGTGAAGCCTTCATGGCGGCCGGTCTCTACACCGTCGAAACATCCACTATTTATCCTCAGGGGGCCTGAATGGCTGACTATTACACCCTGCTAACCAACGCAGGGATTGCCTACGAAACCGCCTGCAAGGCAGCGGGCGTGCCGATCAAGCTGACGCAGATTTCCGTCGGCGACGGCGCGGCGCGGTCTACAACCCGGCCGCGACAGCTACCGCGCTCAAACGCGAAGTCTGGCGCGGACCGCTCAACGCGCTGTTCCAGGACGAGAAAAATCCGAGCTGGCTGCTCGCCGAAGTCACCATCCCGCCGGATCACCGACTGCCCATAGAGAGGCTGAGACTGCCAAGGCACACAGGGGATAGG